ACCCACTGGAGACAACTTAACCAAAATTTTCAACCTCGTCGTGGCAAGTTCGATACTTCTGACACCAACAAAGGCAACAAGAGAAATCAGCTCTCTAACAATACTCCGCTTTTTGCGAAGCGTGTATTGCGTGCGGGGATGATGACAGGTGCCACTAGTCCGGCACGACCCTGGTTTAAGCTTGGGCCTCCTGATCCGGACATGGCAGACTTCGGCCCTGTGCGGGGTTGGCTGGATGATGTGCAGGATGTGCTGTATCGTGTCTTCGCATCATCCGGTTTATATCGCGCGCTTCCTTCAATCTATGAAGAGTGTGGCACCATTGGCCAGGGCGTTATGCTGCAAGAAGAAGATTTCGAGAATGTCACGCGCTTTACAGTGTTTACTGTTGGTGAATACATGCTCGATATTAATGGCAAGAATGTAGTTGATACGTTTGCTCGTGAATACCAACAGACTGTCCACCAGCTTGTGAGCAAGTTTGGTCTTGAGAATTGCTCTAATAACATTCAACAGCTATACGCGACTGGCAATCTAAGCTCTCGTTTTGAAATTCGTCACATCATTGAGCCTAACGATAAGCCGGTTGATGGTATTCCCAGGCTGAATGATTTTGCTTTCCGGTCTGTTTACTATGAAACGGGTAATAGAGCTGGCTTCAATCAGTATTTATCTGTCAAGGGATATCATGAATTTCCTGTTCTTTGTCCTCGTTGGGATACAAAACCTGGTGATACATACGGCATTTGTCCTGGCATGGATGCCCTGGGCGATGCTTTTGCACTTCAGGTGCAGGAAAAAGAAAAAGGCAAGGCCGTTGCCAAGATGGTTTCACCACCAACAACAGCTCCATCAGCGTTGAGAAACACACAAGTATCGTTACTCCCTGGTGCCAATAACTTCACAGATGATCCAAACAATGTGTTCAAGGCCATCTATCAGATCAATCCGCGCGTTGAGCATCTGGCTGAGGATATTCGTAGGACTGAAGATCGTATCAATCGCGCATTCTATGTTGATATGTTCTTGATGATTCAGAATGACAATCGTAATCAGCGTGCTACGGCAACAGAGATAGCTGAAAAGCATGAAGAAAAATTGTTGCAGCTTGGGCCGGTGTTGGAAAACCTGAATGATGAGATGCTTGATCCGCTCATAAATCGCACATTCAATATGCTGGTTCGTGCAAGCCAGCCGGGTTGGGATGGTTTCACTGATAAGATGATGATCCCACCTCCTCCTCCAGAGCTGGAGGATGTTGAGCTTCGGGTTGAATATACTTCTATTTTAGCTCAGGCACAGAAAATGGTAGCGACTAGCGCGGTCGAGCGTTGGGTTGGGTTCGTTGGTAACATGGCGGCAATTCCAGGTAATGAGGACGTCACCGATAAAATCAATGCAGATGAGATTGCTGATCTTATGGCCAGGGATTTGGGCGTACCAAACGCGGCGGTGCATACTGATGATGAGGCTGCCGAGAAGAGAGAGGCTAGGGCCGCAGCAGTACAACGACAACAGATGTCCGAGCAAGCCGCTTCTATGGCAGATAGTGCCAAGGTGTTGAGCGAAACAGAAACAACTGGCAATAGCGTATTGTCTGATATTGTTAGTGGAGGGGGAATTGGTGGTTGATAATATTGCAAAGATGACAGCTAAACAGTACCAGGCACAACGTATGGCTGATATGCGAGATATGATGCACAGCGAACAAGGTCGTCGCATCATCTGGGAAATAATGGATAACTGTGGGATGATGTCCCGCAACTCCGCCCTTGATCCGGCGCTTATGAATCGGAACGAAGGCAAAAGAGAAATTGGTATTGATTTACATGAGTGGGTGATGGAAGCTGCGCCCGCATCGTTTTTGAAAATGCTTCAAACCCGCGCACAACAAATGGAGAAAGATAATGGCTGATGATACAACTGGAGATACAGGCGACACTGGTGCTGATAACACTGCAGATAATGCAGATAACACTGGTGTAGATGACGCCAACAAAGAATCTACGTCAAACGACACTGACGCCAATGGCACAGGCGAAAGTGATGACGCAGATAAGACCGCCGACAACGACAAAACCAAGAAGAAATCGGACGACGATGTTGAAAAAAACAAAGACGACGATAAAAAGGGTGATGACGATGACGGCACTGAGCCTCTAACTGCTGCTGATTTTGAATTTGCAGAAGGTGTTAAGGTCGATGAAGGTATGCTGAATGAGTTTTTGGAGGTCGCTAATAATAAAGAGATGACTCCCAAAGAACAGAATCAAGCCCTTGTCAACCTGTATGCCGAAAAGCAACAATCAGCAATGGATGCTCAATACCAAGCATGGGACGATACTCGGAATGCCTGGAAGACTGAAGCAAAGTCTGACAAAGAAATAGGCGGGGCTGCGTTTGAAGAAAACCTGGCTCATGCTCAAAAAGCTTTGGCACATTTTGGCTCTAAAGAACTCAAAGAGTTTGGTGAGCAGTACGGTTGGGCAGATCATCCTGAGTATTTACGTATGATGGTGCGTGTCGGAAAGACCCTATCTGAAGATAACTCCTCTGGTAATAAAGGAGGTGGGGACACTCAGACGCCTATTGAAAATCGTTGGTATGGTACTGGCGAGAAAAAATAACCAATAAAAGGAGATAGCTCATGGCTACTATTGGTAATACGTTTCTTGGTTTAGCTGATGTTTATAAAGGCTCGACTAAGAATGGTCAGGTTGCAGACATAATTAATATGCTGCGACAGACCAACACGATCATGGAAGACGCTATTGCACGCGAGTGCAATGAAGGCAAATCCCATAAACATACCGTTCTGTCCGGTTTACCGGCTGTGGTATGGGGTATGCTTTATAAGGGTATTCCTAACAGCAAAGCCCAACGTACTCAGGTAACTGATACAACTGGTTTTGTCGAAGGTCGTTCCACTGTTGATGCTCGCTTGGCTGACGTTGAGCCAAATATTGAAGCATTCCGTTTGCAAGAAGCCCAAAGCTTTTTGGAAGCAATGTCTCAAGAAGCTTGTCGTTCAATTTTCTATGAGAATGCAGATACAAACCCTGAGAAGATTACTGGTCTTGCACCACGTTTCTCTTCTTTGAGTGCGGAAACTGGTTCTCAGATCATTGATGCAGGTGGTACAGGTTCGGATAACACATCTGTGTGGATGGTAACCTGGGGCACCGACTCTGTTAATCTGCTTTATCCTAAAGGTTCAAGTGCTGGCCTTACTCGTGAAGATCACGGTAAACAGCGTGTGCTTGATACTGATGGTAATGCTTACTACGCTCTTGAGGAAACTTTCAGATGGCATCTTGGTGTCGCTGTTCGTGACTGGAGAAAAGTCGTGCGCATAGCAAACATCGATGTATCGGCAATGATCGCTGATCCTAACAACGTAGATGGAAGCAACAACAGTATGTATCACTTCATGCGGAAAGCTTATTACCAATGTCACGGTATGCGCTCTCTGGATAATGGTGCAAATGGTGTTGGCTCTAGCATGGATGGTAACTTTGGCATGGGTAGAACTAGTGTCTACCTGAACAAAGATGTTCTTGAAGCTCTGGACGCATCTAGCGTGAACAGTGGCTCTACCGACAACTTTGTTCGTCTAACTCCTCGTGAGGTAGAAGGCAAAGAGGTTCTGACGTATCGTGGCTTGCCACTTCGTCAGGTAGATCAACTGGTTAATACTGAGGCTCGTATTACTTAATGCGGCTTTAAACTAAAAGAGAAGGAAATATAGCTATGTCTATTTTATCTGCAGAAGAAATATATTCGGATCAGCAAGCGATCACCGCGACCGCTGCTAGTACGAATGTAATTGACTTTGGTTCCCCTGGAACCTGGGTTCATGCGACCACTCCTATAGTGGACGATAAAGGTGTATCTATGATCTGCCTTGGCGTTGTAGTCACAGAAGACTTCGATGCTTTGACAAGTCTGGATATCACCTATGAAACCGATGACAATGCGGCGTTCGCATCGACAAAGGTTATCTATACTGAAAATATCTTATTGGCCGATCTTGTGGCTGGTAAGAAAACAGCAGTACGGGTTATTCCACACAACACGCTTGAGCAATACACTCGTATAAATTATACGGTGAATGGTTCTAATCCTACTGTGGGTAAAATCACAGCAGGGATTACTGAGCTTGAGAGTGCTTGGGGTAATCGCTAGCAACTAAATTGAGTGGGGTGCCCTTGGGTGGGCATCCCCTCTCTTATAAACCGCACAGAAAAAGGGAAATATTATGAAAGTTATAGCCAAACAAATAGGCGAATATCCTCAGGGTACATGGAGACAGCCAGGTGAGAAATTTGAGTTCCGAGGCGAGAAGAAAGCTTTGTGGATGATTACAGAAGCAGAGGCAGTAAGAAATAAAGCTAAGAATAGGTCCGAGGCTGAAGATGCTGCTGAAATTAATAGAGCCGTTTCTGAGGCCAGAGCTAAGGCCAAGGCGAGAATCAAGGCCGGGAAAGAAGCTAGCGATGAATCGGAAGATGATCCGGATGCCAAAAAAGAAGAGGGTGACAATTTTAAAAAGTTTTATGCAGTCCATAGAGGTTTCGGTAAATGGGACGTTTTTGGGCAGGATAAAAAGGTCGTCGAAAATGGTGGCGACTTAAACAAAGCTGATGCAGCCGCATTAGTTGAACTGCTTCTCGCTGAATAAGGCGGGGGCGTAACATAAGGAGAAGTTGAGATGGCTTCATTCACAGGCGTTGGTGACAACGTTGTACTAGCGTTACCAGCAAGGGGTGAGGACGTTCTTGTTTCTCTTTCTGGTACATATACTATGGTTATTGAGCTGCAAGAGAAAAAAGGCGAAGGTGCCTGGACAACTCTGAGAACCTACAGTGCAGCAGATGCCACTGTTGCAGATTACTACACGACTCAAAAGTTTGGCGAGGTGCTACGCTTAATCGTGATTACCGATACTAGCGGTACCGCTGTTGCTACACTGGCTGATCAATCTGACAAGGTTCTTCAGGAATTTGGTGGCATAGGCGTTGCCCCTAACCCTCTCCAGGTTTTACAGTCTGGGACTAAGATCAATGGTGTAGCTCACATAGCTGGTGGTATGCAAAGAACAAGTGAAAGCTTGGTTGATGTAACTGCTGCTACTTTGACTCTGACAGCGGCACTTCATGCTGGTCGTACTCTCATGCTAAATCGTGCGGCTGGTGTAGCTCTTACGCTTCCGGAAGCAATTGGTAGTGGTAATAAGTACACGGTGTTTGTGGAAACTACAGCTACAGGCGCTCACAGTATCGTTTCTGAGGGTGCTGGTAAGTTTGCTGGTGGTGTTGCGATCGCTACTGATATTGCTGGTGTGGTTATGCTTGCTAACTCTGCAGCCGACGTTGGCTTGTCAATGAGTGGCACGACTACTGGTGGTGTTAAAGGGTCGTTCTATAGCGTGACAGATGTTGCTCCTGATCTTTGGATGGTCGATGGTTTCTTGATCTCCACGGGTACTGAAGCATCTCCGTTCACTACATAAGACTAACTGGCGGGGTCGCACAGCCCCGTCAACTCTTACAAGGGATAATAATATGATTAGCATGAAGAGAAAAAAGAAAAAGGGTGGCGACTCTAAAGTTATGGAGATGGATGAAAGCCCTTACCCATACGGGATGGAAGTTAGCCTGGATAAAGAGAGTATGGACAAGCTTGGTATTGGCACCATGTCTGTTGGCTCTGAGGTTCAATTCATTGCCAAGGCAAAAGTGGTAAGTGTTTCTGAGCACGAACATGAAGGCAGCGAAAAAAGCGAAAACATGTCATTGCAGATCACAGATATGGACATCGATATGGCCCATGATTCAGATGTGGCCAAAAGATTTTATGGTGAAGATAAGGATAAATAAGCATGTCGTCAGTAAGCAAAGCCCAAATATGTAACCTAGCTCTTGCTCACATCAACCAGACTGAGACACAAATCTCAAACCTGGATACTGATACCGGCACGATCGCTATCCAGTGTCGCATTCATTATGACGTTGCCAGGGAGTTTGTGCTTGCTGATCACCCTTGGAACTTTGCTAAGAAGGATGTTGTTTTAACGGATATTGGAAATCCCCCAACAAGTTGGTTATACCGCTATGATTATCCATCTGATTGCTTGAAGATGCGAGAGATTGAGCGCTACACCAGGCAAAGCCCGCCTATTCCTTTCCAGGTCCAAGATGATGGGTCTGAAACTGGTTTGTGTGTCGTCACTGATAGGTGTGAGGCTACAGGTATTTATACATACAATGTGAAAAACGTATCATTGTTTTCAGCAAGTTTTGTTTCATTGCTCGGCTGGTATTTGGCCAGCGAACTATCTCCGGCTTTGGTAGGGGATTATAAAAAGCAAGAGGCTGTTTTGGCTGTTTATGGCAGAATGATGGCGGCTGCTCAGGGAACCGATAGTGACGAAGGATCGTCTGATGCTGAACTTGATAGCCCCTGGGAGCGCGCTAGAGTTAATGGCGATGGGGAGAATGTATAGATGCCAAGAGGAAGAAAACCGCTAAAATTAGAAGCCAGGCTTTATGATAAATGTACCATAGTTCCCGAAAGTGGGTGTTGGTTGTGGAATGGTTCTTGTAGCGGCTATACTGAATACGGGAAAATTGGAGTTAAAGGAAAAACAAAGCTTGTTCACAGGGTTAGCTATGAGCTTCATTACGGGGCTATTCCTAAAGGCTTGATGGTGATGCACAAATGCAATGTGCCTTCGTGTGTAAATCCTAATCATTTAATTGTTGGCACACACCAGCAAAATATGGACGACATGACCTCGCAAAACAGACAAGGAAGAAGTAGGGGTGAAAAATCTGCATTAAGCAAATTGACCGATGCAAAAGTGTTTTTAATAAGAAAAGACAAAAGAGCGAATATTGAAATAGCTCAAGAGTATAATGTCGACCCGTCAACAATCTCTAGGGTCAAAACAAAAGAGAGTTGGGGACATATATAATGGCACCATCACCAATACCAACAATATCATTCGGAGGTGGCGAATTAGCTCCGGCTGTTTATTCTCGCATAGATCTTCAGAAATTTGGAAGCGGCGCAAAGCGTCTAAGAGATTATTTTGTTCATGCTGAAGGTGGAATATCAAATCGGGCTGGCACAGATTACATTAGGGAAACAAAAGACAGCTCTGTTGTATCCCGCGTTATCAAATTTGAATTTAATGAAGACCAGTCTTATGCCTTAGAGTTTGGCAATCTCTATATGCGCGTTTACCGCAATGGCGGTGTTGTAGTTGAAACAGGTTTTGCGATGAGTGCCGCCACTGTCGCGGATCCTGTTGTGGTTACAACTGCAACCCATAGCTATAGCAATGGTGATGAGGTTTTTATCTCCGGTGTTGCGGGTATGACCGAGCTGAACGGTAAGTTTTATCTTGTGGCCAACAAAACAGCTACCACGTTTGAGCTGACTGATATTGGTGGCACCGATATTGATGGAACCGGATTTACTGCATATTCATCCGGTGGGACTTCGGAGCGGGTCTTTACATTGGTGACGCCATATTTAACTGCTGAGATACCAGATCTAAAATTTCGTCAATCAAATGACATTATGTATATGTCTCATCGCAACCATGACCCACGTAAATTATCAAGAACAGATCATGACGCCTGGGCTATAGCGATAATTGACTTTGTGCCGGATCAAGCATTTCCAACGGGTGTTGCGGCTACTCAGCAAGGTACGTCTGGATCCACGACGTATCGATACAGGGTTACTGCTGTAGATGAAGAAACTGCTGAAGAGAGCTTGGTCGGAACATCGGTTGTAACAAGTTCTATAACAGGGGCAACCCAGGCTAATCCTGTTGTGTTGACGGTTACAGGGCATTCCTTTGTCAATGGCGATGAAGTGCATATCTCCGGCATTGTTGGTATGATAGAATTGAATGGTCGCAGGTTTATTGTTGCTAATAAGGCGACAAACACCATTGAACTCAAGGATGAGGATGGCACAAGTCATACAGCATATAGCTCGGCTGGTGATGCGGTTACTACGTTTGCTGTGCTGACAAATGGTAACGCAGCCCTTGATGACACAAATTTTAATCGAATCACATGGACTGTTCCTGCTGGTGATATTGACATTTATAATATTTATAAAGAGGAAAATGGTCTTTATGGATTTGTTGGATCGGTAGATGGCGCCGCCACATTGCAGTTTGATGATAAGAATTTAGCTCCTGATTTTGAAGATACGGCCCCTAAGCTTCGTCAGCCGTTTCTTGGGGCCGGTGACAAGCCAGGAGCAGTCGGGCTGCACGAACAACGCTCTATATGGGGTAATACGGACAATAAACCACTAAACACCTTCCTATCTCAGACATCGCAGTTTGAAAACATGAACGTATCCAGCCCAACAAAGGCGACGGATGCGATCACATTGCGTCTGGTAACGGGTAAGGGTAATGAGATCCGCCACTTCAGGTCATTCCGCGAGCTGCTGTTTATCTTTACATCTGGAGCTGTATGGACATTGGGGCCGGGCGGGAATAGCGACGGGATAACGCCATCATCAAAACAGTTAAAAGTTCAGGAATATCTGAGTTCAACTAATGTTCCTCCAATGACAATCAAAACAACGCTGCTTATGGTGTCCGGGAAAGCAAATGCTGGATTTGAAATTCATTCTATTGGTGAAGATATTAATAGTGGTGTTGCTGGTAACTATGTTGGATCTGATCTGACTGTTTTATCCAGGCATTTGTTTGAAGGCTTCACGATCAAGGAGTGGTGTTATATTGAGCGCCCCTATCGCTTGATCTTGTGCGTGCGTAGTGATGGTAAAATTATATGTATGACGTACTTGAACGAACACCAGATATACGCTTTCTCTTTGTGGGAAACTGATGGCACTTTTGAAAGTGTGTGTAGTGTTCCGGAAGGCCAAGAAGATACAGCATATTTTGTTATTAAGCGCACGATCAATGGTGCTACGGTAAGAAATGTTGAGAAATTACATTCTCGCCAATTTACAAAAATTGAAGATGCGTTTTTCATGGATAGTGGGCTGACGTTTGATGGTACGGATCCACAAACCATATCTGCCGCGACTGCTGCTGATCCGGTGGTTATCACTGCGACGGGCCACAATTTGAGCGATGGAGACACTATTGGCATAACAGGCGTGGTCGGTATGACGCAGCTGAATAATAAAGAATATACTGTGGCAAACAAGACAGCCAATACATTTGAGTTGTCTGGTGTGGATGGGTCTGCTTATACGGCTTATGGCTCTGCTGGTGAAGCGCAAAAAAGATATACGACGGTTTCCGGTATGCACCATTTGGAAGGTGAAACAGCCGTAATTGCTTTGGCTGATGGCCATTTGACAGAAGGGCTGACTGTTACTGCCGGTGATGTGACCTTGCCCAATACTTTTGTAAAGGCCCATTTTGGCTTAACTTATCAGCCGCTAATTGAGAGTATGCCAATTAACGCGGTGGCTGCCACCATATCAAAACGCAAGATTGTCAAGGCTATTGTTATGCGAATCCTTTCAACTCGTGGAATATTTGCTGGCACCCAAGAAGATAATCTTCAGGAATACCCAACAAGGTCAGATGAGCTGTGGGGAGATCCTGCAAAGGCACTATCCACTATAGTTCGCATTCCTATTCCAGATGATTGGCGTCGAGACTCTAGTGTGATAGCCAGGGCTAATCCTGGGTTGCCTCAAACTATTTTATCAATGGTGGCGGATACTGATGTCGGAGGAGGTTAAATATAACATAAGAGCTGCGACCCAGGAGGATGCAGAATATTTATCTACAAGGTTAAAGCCTATG